GCCCGCCCATCATCGGCGACTGCTGCCACGGGGGCACCGAATCCGAGGTCATGGATCAACTGGTGGTCATCGTCGATGAATGGCTCGCCATCCACGACGCCGACGGCACCGAACTGCCGCCTGCCACCAACACCGAGTTCAGCGGCAAACTCACGCTGCGTATCAATCCGTCGCTGCATCGCGCCCTGGCCCTGCGCTCGACCGCTTCTGGATCGAGCCTGAACCGCTATATCGAAAACACCTTGGCGCAGTCACTGGGATAGCCGGCAGGTAGCCAGAATCATGGAACATGCCGCTGCCCACAGCCTGACGGTGGTTGATACTCTGACCGAAATCGGCAGCGGGCTCAATGGGCATCGGAAGAAGTTGCGGAAACTGCTGTCTTCGACACCGCACCATATCATCGTCGAGCACCGTGATAGGCTGTGCCGTTTCGGCTTCGATTACCTGGAAGAAGCTCTACGGCAAGCCGGACGACAGATCGTGGTCACTGACACGACAGAGGTTGCAGACGACATTGTTCGTGATCTGCACGAAGTGATCGTGTCCATGTGTGCCCGCTTGTATGGTAAGCGGGCTGCCGCCAATAAAGCCGCCCGTGCCTTGGCTGAGGTAACGAAGTGATCCGTTCTCACGTCATCAAGCTGGATCCTACCCACGATCAGGAAGTGTTCTTCCGTCAGTGCGTCGGTACGTCTCGCTTTGCCTACAACTGGGCGTTGAAGCGGTGGCGTGAACAGTTTGAGGGCGGCGGTAAGCCGAACGAAGGTCAGATGAGGAAGGACCTGAACGCTGTCAAAGAAGCAGAGTTCCCGTGGATGTTAGCGGTTCCGAAAGCAGTAGTCCAGCAGTCCATCAAGAATCTTGGCAGGGCTTACCAGAACTTCTTCGACTCCCTGAAAGGCAAGCGCAAGGGGCCGAAGATGGCAGCCCCAGACTTCAAGAGTCGCCACAAATCCAAGCAATCTGCTAGACTCGATAACGGCCCTGACACCTTCTCGTTCGACAACAAGACTGTGAAGCTACCGAAGATCGGTGTCGTCAAGACCCACGAAGCCTTGCGGTTCGACGGCAAGCCGTTATCCGCTATCGTCTCGTTCGTCGGCGGGCGTTGGTGGCTCTCCGTTCAAGTTGAACTGCCGGATCTGCCGAAGGCGGAATCCAACAAGCCTGCCGTCGGTATTGACCTCGGTATCAAAACGGCCTTGGTCCTGTCAGACGGCAAGACTTTTGAGTCGCCAAAGCCGCTGAAATCCGCTCTTGAGCGCTTGGGGCGTCTTGGTCGTTTCGTGTCTCGTAAAGTGAAAGGATCAAACAACAGGAAGAAAGCTGCTGTACGCCTCGGGCGTCAGCATTGGAAGGTAGCGCAGATCCGCAAGGACTGGCAGCACAAGGTCACTACTGCGATAGCCAAACAGTATGGTCTTGTCGGTCTTGAGGATCTGAACGTGAAAGGCATGATGTCAAATCACTGCCTCGCACGGGCTATCACTGACATCGGATTCGCAGAGATCCGAAGGCAGTTGGAATACAAGGCTGAGAAGGTCGTGGTCATCGACAGGTGGCTGCCGACCTCCAAGACCTGCTCCAACTGCGGTTGCAAGAAAGAGGTCCTCGCTCTGTCAGAGCGCGTCTTTCATTGTGACCACTGCGGATTTGAGAGCGACCGTGATTTCAATGCCGCGATCAATATCCGTACGGCGAGTTGCGCCGGAAATAACGCCTGTGGAGATGGAAGCTCTGGTGGTCCTCGCAAGAGGACTACGAAACTGCCGTCGTCGAAGCAGGAATTAGACCGTAGACAAAAAGCTACAACCTAGACAACGGTTACCGATTCACCGTTTTTGATGAAGTTGCGATGGCTAGACCCGCATGCCTGCCGCCTGCGCTGCCGCAGGAAGGCAGCCCGCCAACGTCCAGTTGACGTTGATGCTCTCGCACCGCTGACCCGGTTCCGTATCCCGGGGGCATGCCGGACCTGGCCTTCCTCGATGCCGCCCTTGAGCGCCTGCGGGCCACCTACCTGCGGCTGGCTGATGGCCTGACCAGCCACAGCCAGGGCGGGGTGTCGGCCACCCGCGAGCGCATGCAGGCGGTGCGGCTGGAAATCCAGGAGCTGGAGCGCCAGCGCGCCGCGCAGGCCCAGGCCCAATCGGGCGACCCCGCCGCCGGCTGGGGCAGCGTCCAGGTGGTGCGGGCATGAGCCGCCGCGCCCGCGCCGACCGCCCCGCCGCCCCGGCCGCCGCCCTCGCCTGGGGCAGCTACCGTGCGGCCGAGGACACCGACCTCCGCCTGTCCGCCACCACCCCCGATGGCTCTGGCGACTACCACCACGACACCCGCACGGCCGAGGCCATGCGCCGGCTGTCCCGCAGCGCCGACCGCAACGCCGCCATCGTCGCCGGGCCGCTGCGGGCCGCGCTGCGGCTGCTGATCGGCAACGAGGTGGGCCCGCGCCCGCGCCCGGTGCTCGACGATGCCGCCGCCGCCGATGCCCTGGCCGGGGCCTGGATGCGGGACGCCTGCACCCCCCGCTTCGACGCGGACGGCTCCGCCACGCTCCTCGACCTGCTCACCCTTGCGGGCCTGTCCTACCTGCGCGACGGCGACGTGGCGGCGGTCCATGATGGTGTGGGCGCTTCGGTGCTGGTGGAGGCCGACCGCATCCTCTCCCCCGCCGCCGGCCGCACCGATGCGGTGGTGGTGCAGGGGGTGGAGTTCGCGGGCCGCCGCCGGGCCGCCTTCTGGATCGCGGACTATGACCGCAACGGCCGGGTGTCCCCCAGCTACGCCAGGCGCTACGACGCGGAGCAGGTGACCTTCGCCGCCAACTGGGACCGCGCCGGCCAGACCCGGGGCGTGCCGGTGTTCGCCGCCTGCCTCGATGATCTTGAGCACCTCGACAGCCTGGCCGAGTCCGAGATCCGCAGCGCGGAAAACGCCAGTACCTTCACCGGGATTTTAAAGCGTACGGACCCGACCGCGCCCACCATCCCCCAGGCGGTTTTGAAAACCCGCGCCGGGACCATCATCGCGCCGCCCCAGGGCTACGAGATGAACGCGCCCAACCTGGGGCGCCCCAACCTCAACGTCCCAGAATTCCAGCGCCTCAACCTGCGCATCGCCCTGATGACTTTGGGCCTGCCGCTGGAGCTGCTGCTCCTCGACCTGGGATCCCTCAACTACGCCGCCTCCCGCTCGCTGCGCAACCTGGCCGAGCACACCCTGCACCAGTGGCGGTCCCGCATGTGGCGGCGCTGGCTGGACCGCACCTGGGCCGAATGGGCGACCGCCCAGGGTTTTCCGGACACTGCAGTGGAATGGGAATGGCCGCGCCTCGAGCTCCACGACCGCAACAAGGAAGCCGAGGCCGACGCCACCGAGCTGGCCAACGGCACCACCAGCCTGCGCCAGATCGCCGGCCCTGGCTGGCGCCAGATCGCCGCCGACCGGGCCGAGGAGCTGCGGGTGGCGGCCGAGGCCCGCGCCGACGTGATCGTGGCCCTGCACGACCGCTGCGCCCAGCTCAACGCCGACCACCCCGGCCTGGGTCTGCGCTGGGCCGACCTGCTGCCGCCCCTGCCCGGCACCCAGGCGGTGACCACCGCCAGTCCCACGCCAGATCCGGCCACCGGGGATCCGTCCGCTGATCCTCCTGCCGATCCCACCGCCGCCGACCAAACCCCCAGCGAGTGACCATGCCCCAACCCCACCGACCCCCCGCCCGCCTGCTGGCCGCTGCGCCCACCCCCGGCTCCGGCTCCCCGCGTTGGACGCTCAACACCGGCGCGCCGATGCTCACCGCCATTGATGGGGTCAACGACGACAACCCCTGCATGCTGGTGGTGGACCTCGCCACCCTGGCCTTCCCCAAGGCTGGGATCCCGTTGCTGATCGATCACTGCGCCGACCTGACCTGCTTGGCGGGCGCGTGGGATGACCCGCAGGTGGACGCCAACGGCCTCACCGCCGTCCCTCGGGTTATGCCCGCCGACGCCAACGGCCTGCGCCCCTACGTGGCGGACCTCGCCGGTCGCATCGTCGAGAACCGGCTGCCCGCCCAGGCATCCATCGGCGCCGATATCGATCCCGACCGCGCCGGGTCCTTCGCCCCCCTCACCGCCCCCGAAACCATCAACGGGCGCCAGATCGACCCCGCCGCCTTCGGTGGCCTGCCGGTGATCGTGCTGCGCAACGGCTTGGTGATGGAGGCCTCCCTGGTGCTCTTCGGCGCCGATCACCGCACCGGTGCCGCCTGCGCGGCGCTGCCCCTGGATCAGCGCCTGCGGGCCGCCCTGGCCAAATATCCCTCCCATGCGGGGCTGGTGGCCCAGGCCCTGGCGGACGGCGCCGACGACGCCGCCCTAGGCGAGCGGGTGCTGGGGGCCCAGCTCGCGACCGTCACCCGCGAGCGCGACGAGGCCCGCGCCCAGCTCGCCGCCGCGTTGGCACGGCCACCGGCCGCACCGGTGACGCCGCCGACGAAAACCCCCGCGCCGCTGCCCGGCGGAGCCGCCACCGGCTGCGGGGAGATCGATCCCCCGGCGACCCTGCGGGCCGCCCTCACCCGCCACCGCGACGAGCTGGCGAACCTCCCCACCCCCCAGCGCATCGCCCGCATGCGTGCCCTCTACCCCTCCCTGACCGCCTGACGGTCCAACCCCCGGAAGCCCTATGATCCTCGACAACCCCGCCCTCGCATCGCTCCCCGCCGGGGCCGCCATGGCCCCCTACCTGCTGGTCAAACTCAGCGGTGGCACCTACCTGCCCGCCGGCCCCACCGATGTGGCGCTGGGGGTGTCTGGCCGCCCCTACCGCCAGGGCGAGACCTGCCAGCCGCGCCGGCACACCGCCGGCAACCTCACCATCCAGGCCTCGGGCGCCATCGCGCTGGGCGCCGTCGTGGTCCAGGACCTCGGCGGCAAGGTCAAATCGCTGCCCACCAGCGGCGGCGGAACCGCCCGCGTGGTGGGCGTGGCCCAGCAGGCCGCCGCCGCCGACGGCGACTGGATCGACGTCGAGCCGGTGAGCTTCGGCACCACCGTCACCATCCCCGCCTAATCCCACCACAAGGACCTCACCATGCCCGCCATGGATCACGACCTCCGCCAGAACCAGACCATTCCCCTCAGTGACGCCGCCCTGGTGCTGGCGTCCAACGGGGCCCTGCTCACCGACTTTGCCGCCAGCCAAGTCTTCAGCCCCTTCAGCGTGCGCCGCCAGCAGGGCCCGCTGCCGATCATGGTGCTCGATCGACAGATCGTGAGCTGCGCCACCGATGCCCAGGGCTACCCCACCCGCATCATCACCCGCCTCTCGGACTCGTCCTATGCCTGCGGCCGTTCGGCCCTGGAATCGGTCCTGCGCGACGGCGAGGTGGATGTGTACGGTAGCCGCGACCTCGGGGTCCAGCACAAGAGCACCGCCCTGGCCCTGGGGCTGCTCACCGCCCGCGAGAAGACCGCCGCCACGCTCCTGCAGAACACCACCACCTTCGCCGGCCAGACCACCGCCGCCGCAGCGAAGTGGGACACCGCCAACGGCGACCCCCTGGCGGACATCACCAAGCTCACCACGGCGGTGCGCAAGCGCACGGGGGTCCCGGCCCGGCGCCAGCGGGTACTCCTGCCCGCCGACGCCTACGATGCTTTTTGCGCCCACCCCAAGGTGCGCGAGGTGGCGTCCCGGTTCTCCATCGCCGCCCCCACCGCCCTGCCCATGATCTTCCCGGAGACCACCGCCGCCGCGATCCTGGGGGTGGGATCGGTGGTGATCGCCTCGGCGGTCTACGACACCGCCAACCAGGCGAAAAGCCCGGCGCTGTCGGACCTCTGGGACCGCACCATCGTGGCGGCCTTCGTGCCGTCCGGCGATGCGGCCCTGGACCCGGTGGCCCTGGGCTTCGACCTGGTGTGGGACGCGGCGGGCGTGACCGCGCCGGAATCCCTGGCGACGGGGATCAGCGTCAACGCCGCCCTGGCGTTCGAGCTGGACGCCTACCGCGACGAGCGGGCCGAGGGCACCGTGGTGCGCGTGAAGGCCTACGACCAGATGCTGATCACCAACAAGTGGGCCTGCCAGCTCCTGACCACCGTCCTGTGATCCCGCCCCGGCGGCCCCACCGTGGGGCCGCCGGGATGTGTGTTCCCACCTGCTCGAGGCCCCCATGTCCCTGATCGAGTTCGCCAAGGCGGACGGCTCCCTCGTCCCTGTGAGCCCCACCAACCCCCTCCC